AAGTAGTTGTTTGCGCTGTAGCCCTCGACAACCACGCTGTAGCGAACGCTTGCAGACCACCCCTCAGGAATGTTCGTCAGACCCGCCAAAGGCGTCAGGTAGTTACCCGGCACCTTGTAGTTGTTCAGGTCAGTTTCGTCGCTAAGAACGCCGAAGCCAGCACCAAAAGACCCAACCGTCAGCATGGCACCGGCAGTTTGATCCGTGGGGGTCGCTTGCTTGGGCGTATTGCCGCTGTGCCAAAACTCGATCCATCCAGTCCAGTTCTGTGCCGAGTTGAGCACTCGAAGCGCCATTTTTGGCTCAGTGGTGGCCAGGCCGGAAACCATGGTCTGCACCAGATGCCCCGTTGACCCAAGACCCGACACCACGATGCTATGCCGCTGCGCGGCATTCCATCCCGGCGGGATGTTCACAAGACCCGCTGCAGGCGTCAGATAGTTGCCCGGCACCAGGTAGTTGTTCATGTTGGCCTCGGTGCTGATTACAGCGCCTCCGATGCCGAACAACGCCATGGCTGCATAGACAAATGCAGTATTGGCGGCAGTCGTATCCTTGTCGGTTGCCGGCGCCGTCGGCACTCGGGGATCGCCGGTAAAGACCGGACTGGCCAGAGGCGCCTTCAGCGCCAAGGCGTTGGTCATGGTCGTGGCGAAGTTCGGGTCGTTGCCCAGCGCCGCCGCCAGCTCGTTGAGCGTATCCAGGGCGGCCGGCGACGATGCCACAAGCTGCGCGATAGCCGTCAGCACAAAAGCTGTGCTGGCTGCCTGCCGCGTATTGGTACCTGCCGGCGCCGTTGGCACCAATGGAGTACCACTAAAATCCGGGCTTGCCAGCGCCGCCTTGAGCGCCAGGGCCTGGTCGATCTGCGTCCTGGTGTACACATCCGTCAGGCCATAGCCCGCCACTGTGGTCGGGTTGGTCGCCGCGACGACTCGGCCGTACTTGTCCACGGTCACGCTGCGATAGGTGCCCTCGGCCACGCCTGTGCGCCCGAACGCCATGTCGAACGCCAGATCGGTCACACCCAAGGTGATCGGTGCATTGGTCAGCAACTGCCACGCGCTGTCGCCGTTGACCGTCCCCCGCTCCACCAGCACCAGCAGGCCTGGCGTTACCTTGGCGCTGGCGTCCGCATCAGGGCAGCGGGTCCAGGCACCGCCCGCGACGACCAGGTACAGGCCGTTGTCTTTGGCGGCGGCCTGATTCTTCACCAGCACCCGCGCGCCGGCTGTCAGCACCACGCCATCAACCGTCTGCAGGCCGCTCAGGTTGATGGCGGCCGTGGTGGCGGCGACAACCGAGTGCTTGAAGTCCTGCTTGGCCAGCTCCTCGGTCACCCATTCGCGGGTGGCCAGCACAACGGACGGATCAATCTTGAGCTGTACATTGCTGGAGCTGTTGACGATCAGGTTGACCCGAACCACCTGGGTGCGCCCCGAGCCCTGGCTTAGCAGCGGCTTGAAGGTCGGCGGGCAGTTGGCTACCGCCACCAGGTCGCCATCTGCGTCGTACAGGGAAATCTCGCGAATCCACTTACCGCCTACGTCGGCCGGAATGATCTGCTCAGCGATAATCACCTCAGCGTTATTGGGATCGACCTTAAGCTGATTGAGCGGCGCCCGCCGCCACTCATTGAGCAATGCCGTTTGCGAGGCCGTCGGCATGGGAAGCGGAGGATTCTCCAGGCCGGCCGGATTGCCGTCACCAACGCCCATTTGTGAAAAGGTCCAAGGGACGCCCAAGGCATCCGCGTTAGCCTGCTTCGCGGCCCCGATATTGGTCAAGATCGCGTAAAACTGTGAAGTCTGGTCAACCATAGTGAACGTCCAGATAGTCAATGGTGTGGTCGCGGCCGCCACGGCCAATCTCGCCGGTGACCTCGAGGTCAACCGACTGCGGCGGGTACACATCCAGCTCGTCGCCGTCATAAACGGACGGGGCCAGGTACATGGCGCCGGTGGTTTCCAGGCTGATGGCCAGCCCGGTCATGTGCCGGCTGACCGGCCGAGCGTCATCAATCAGCCAGGTCAGTTCCTGGTAGGTCTCCTCGCTGATGCCCTGATCAGCCACGCCGACCTTGAGCGCGAAGGTGCCCGGCACGCCCTCGGGCACGGTCTCCCACCACTCGGTAACCTCGATCAGGTAGCCGAACGGCTCGACCACACGGCGCAGCGCGCCGATGGTCCCCTTGTGTGCGTGGATGTAGAACGACGAGCGAATCACCGAGCGCTTGACCGCCTCGGACCATCGGTCATCCCAGCGGTCAACCGACCACGCCCAGGCCAGCAGATACAGCAGCCCGGCCGGGCAGGTGTCGGGGTTGTAGAGACGGCGCAGCATGGTCGCCAAGTCTTCGGTGCCGGCGGCCTCGATAGCGGCCTCCAGCGGCGTGCGGTTGAGCGGTAGAAGACTGCTCATCAGCCACCCCGCTCAACGGTGAACCCCGTGCACCAGGCCGCCTGCGACTTGGTCGGGCTGATATCCACCCACCCTGTCAGCTCGACGCGGCCCACCCCGTCGATATGCAACTGGGCGTCAATCGCCGAACGGGGCACTTCAACCCCCAGCCGGCGCCGGGGGTTGATCCAGGCGGCCAGGCGCGCCTCGCACTGAGCCAGTACGCCCTCGCTTTCCGGGCCAGTGCTGGCCATGTACAGCTTTGCGTTGATCTGATACGGCAGAATCTCGGCGCTCTGCACGATCACCCGATCAGCCACCGGCCGCACATCGTCGTCGTTCAGGTAAGCGGCGACGGTTGCCAGCAGCTCGACCGAGGCCGTGCCGTCACCCTCCAAAGCCAGCACGGTCACCTCGACCACCGCCGGCGACGGACTTTCGGCGGTGGCATCGGCCACCAGACCCGAGGCGTTGCGCGCGTGCAGGATGTAACTGTTACGAGGGCCGGCCGTTGTCAGACCCTCGTAGACCAGCTGAATCCGCTCGCGCAGGGCGTCGTCTTCTTCCAGCACCTCAGCCTGCGGCGGAACCGCCGTCAGGTCCTCGGCCTGAACCACCAGGCGCGACAGGTTGACGTTGGCCGCCAGCTGGTCGAGGTCCGCGCCCTTGGCATAAGCCAGCATCAGCGCCTTGGCCGCGTCGTTGACGCGCGAGCGGTTGAGCAGCTTGCGGTAGGACCCGACCTCCAGCAGCTTGGTGACCGGGTCGCTTTCCAATGGTGCGTTCCAGTTGTCACCCATGTGCGCACGAAAGGTCGCCAGGTCGGCCTGATACAGCTCCTCATAATCCAGGTCTTCCAGCACCTGCGGCACCGGCAGCTGGGAAAGGTCGATTGCGCTCATGCACTCACCTCTAATACAACGCCGTCACCGAGATAAACACCCGACAGCGACAGCGTTATTTGTCCGCCGACCACCGCCACCACGCGCACGCGCTCAAGCTTCAAGCGTGGCTCCCAGCGCCCCAGGGCGCGCGCCACCTCAGCCTGTACCGCGCTTTTCCAACCCTCGTTAACCGGCAGGTCGACGTAACGGCGCAGGTTGCTGCCGTACTCCGGCCGCATACGCCGACTGCCGACAGGCGTGGTCAGAATGTCCTCAATGGACTGTTTCAGGTGGGCAACGCCGGATAGCGACTGCCCGGTGCGGCGATCCAGCCCGATCATGGCCTTACCCCGCCGGGGTCAGGCGCTCGAAGTCGGCGCGCGCATCCAGGTAGGCCAGCGCCTCGGTGTCGCCCTCCTCGACCTGCAGCTGGCCGCCGGCAACTTTCAGCTCACGCTTACCCAGGATCAGCACGCGCGAGGTGTAGGTTTTGTCGCGGTAGGTCACGACTGCCGACGCGCTGGGCGCGGCATCCGGGGTTTTCTTGACAGCCATAAGGCCCTCCAGATATGACAAAGCCCGCGAGAGCGGGCCTGTAGGGTTGATATTGATAGTGGGTGCCGTTTTGACTGGCTCAGCGAACGCCTAACGCGCCATTGAGCGCATCGGCCAACGCCTGCGGATCGGAGCTGCCAGAAATGTTGATTGTGACGGCCATGCTCCGGCCGGGGCCGGGATTGGGGATGTAGAGCCCTGACCGCAGAGCCATCGCCAACCCCTGCGCGATTTCTTCGGGGTCGTTGTCGCCAGCCAGTAGCCGGCGCCAGAAACTCAACATACGGAAGTGGTCTGAAGTACCGGTGATACCGTACTTCACCATCTTTTCGACCAAGTTCCGATCCGCCCCATTGATTGGCGGTAGTGGGTCTTTCTCGCTCATGGGCACCTCAGTGCTTGTGGTTGGCCGTGTTGCCGGCCGTGTCGATGATGCGGCCGCCGCCATTGATATCGCCCGTTACCACTAACGTGCCATTGATCGTTACGGGGCCATTGATGGTGACCGCTCCAGACTTGGCGACAATCGCATCATCCGTAACGACCACCTCGCTGCCGCCGACCTTGACCTTGGCCGTGCCACTGGGGAGCGTGATGGTGTAGCTCTTGGCCTGCCAGTCGTAGACCAGCGAGCCGCCATCATCGAAGCGCCACACCTCAACATGGTCGCGGTTGTCCGGCGGCGGGCCGGCGTTGCCATACAGGCCCGGCACGAACGTGCCCTGTGCCGGCTCGCCGCTTGGACTGACTAGCACGCCCTGCTCGTCCAAGCTTGGCGCACGCCAGTGGCGAGCCTTGCCGGCGGCTAGGGAGTGCCAGCGCACCCAAGCGCTGGTCCAGTCGCCGCCATCGGAAACGCGCACCCGGGCGGCCGCCAGGTCGACGCCCACCACATAGCAAGGAATCACCAGGCCGGCCAAAAGGCGGTCGTGCTGTCCAGCTACATAGCTCATGCCATGGCCTCCGGCGACTGGTACAGACCTTCGCTGCCCGGCCCGCTGTCGGGGTCGAAGGCGAACACCAGCGAGCCCGGTGGTTGATTCTCCCAAGGCCACTCCTCAGCGCCTAGATAGATGACCTGCACCCATTCGACGACCCATACGGCATAGCCATCTAGCTCAGGCCTCGTCCAATCACGCTCCGCCCGCACAAACTCGGCAAACTCCACGGGCAAGCCCCAGGACTGCATCCGCAGCAGCACCGCCAGCTGCGCAGCGACGAATGCCGCAACCTGCAGACAGTTCGCTTCCTCTTGGCCAACGATCACGCGGGCCTCGAAGCGCGCCTCCACCGCGACCTCGCCGGTGCCAGGGTCCTTTTCTGCAGCCTCGAACCCGGCCAACTCGATCACAACTGCCGGCGGCGGGATAACCCTGATGCTCTCCGGCATGGTCCCGACATAGGCCAGTCCAGGGATCGCCGCATTGATATGTTCCTCTATGGCGGCATACACCTGACCAAGAGGGATCGGATCGTCATCCATTACCCGCTCTCCGCAAATACTTCTGCAGCTCGAAGTTCATTTCCTGCTCCATCACTACTTGCAGGCGTTCGTACGCTCGATTGGTCCAGGCTTCGAAGTGTGCCCGGGTGTCATCAAGCGAGATTTTTGCCTTGGCCAAAGGGAAGCGGCTGTCGTTCTCCGAGATCCAACCAGACCGTCGACCACCACCGCCTGACACCTCGCTGTCGGGGTAGTCGCTCGCGTCGAAGTGCTTGCTGGCCGTACGGATCCAGATATCTGGACTGCTACCGTAAACGCGTTTGAAGAACGCCCCCTCATAGCGCCGCCCGGCCACCGATACACCCGAGCGGGTTTGTCGTGGCCGGCCAGCCCGACTGGCTTCGATAGGGTTGATTCCGAACCACAACCGGCCCTGTCCATTGCTGGATACAGGGAACGCCTTGAGGCGCTGTCGCACTGCTGCAATCGCGATACGCTCTTGACGCCCGACATCGCGAGCAATGTGTGTCCGAAGCCAGCGGAGAACCTTGTTGATGGCTCTACGCTGCGCCGCAGCAACAGCTTTGGGGACCAACCGCATGAAGTTTTGAAAGCCCTTCACATCCTGCGGATCGACCCTCAGCGAGATCATTCCGCTGGAGGCCGACTGCTTGTAGTAGCTACCAACACTCATGGCGCCTTCCTCAGCACAAGCGTCACCAGCCCATCGCCACCCGGCTCGATGCCAGTGATGAGGTAATTGCCGCCGCCATCCTCCTGAGGCACATCGAAGAACACCTTGTGCTTTACCTCGATGCCAACGTTGTCCTGCACGCGGATGACCAGGTGGGGTTCACGCAGCGCAGTCCTTATCTGGCCGAGCTTGGGCTGCAACCAAGGGGCTGAGAACATGCCCAGCACCTCGTGCCCCTCGATCAGCACGGTGTCGCCCAGGATCTCGAACACCGTGGCGTCGACGTCGGTTATCAGGTCGCGGAAAGCCATGGTCAGAGCTTCAAGCGGAGAATGGCGCGCGGACGGGTCACCAGGTGAAGCGGGTTCGACTGGGCCTCACCGGCCACACCCTTCTTGAACGGCATCATTTCCAACTGGCTGTAGTACGGCAGGCCCTCGGTGTTGACCGTGTCCATGTAGTCAGCCGGCGCGAAGCGAGTGATGCAGAGGCCTGGCACACCTTCTGGAACCAGACGTGCCTCGTCGTCCGCGACAAAGGCGATACCGCCAACCTTGCCCCGGTAGCGCTCCCAGGTGATGCCACCGAATTCGAAGGTTTCGCGGCCGTCAGCCCGCAACGCCGCAGCGTACTGGGTGCCCTCGTAGGTTTTCGCAACGCTCTTGTGCCCGATCAGCGCACGCCAGAAGTTCTTCCCGCAGAAGGCTCGGGCGCCACTGGTGGTGGCAGCGCCCAAGGCTTCCTCCTGGGCATCCAGCGCATCTACGCACTTCACCCGGACATTGGTGTCCGGATTGGTCAGTTCCATTGGGATCTCGATGGGATCAAGGTCGAAGCGGCCGTAGATATTAAGCAGCACGGTCTTGCCGTCCGCATCCAGCACGTAGCCATTCAGCGCGCCCATTCGATGGAACTCATGCGTGGCATCCAGCTGACGACGGGCCTTCGCCAGGCGCTTGTTGACCACGTCCTGCACTGCCTGCAGCTCGGTTTGCTCACCGAAGGCGCGGATGCCCTGGATCTCGTCCGCCTTGATGGCGAAGCGCTCGGGTAAGTGAACGGTGTTGAATGGCAGCAGGATCCGCTTGCTACCGCTGACCACCAGCCCCGAAGTACCCCGCTCGCCCGCTGGCACCAAGGCCAGAGTGTCGCCGTCCTTCTCGACCTGGACGGTCACCGTGGTCACCCCTTCTTCCTCGAACAGCCCCAGTTCAGCCAGGCGCCCTGGCACAAAAGGCTGCTCGTTGATCGCCGCAGTCAGCGCGGGAACCGAGAAAGCATTGTCTTCAAAAATATCGATGTCAGCCATGAAGGCCCTCCAGAAATGCAAAACCCCGCACTAGGCGGGGCTGTAAAAGGGTTGGCTCGCGATCAGCGAACGATGATGAATTGCGCCGCCAGGGCTTTCTCGGCGTCGAGATCGAGGCCGGTCAGCAGCCCCTCGCTCACCTCGGCCAGGCGAACAACCGCTCGCCCGCGCCGGGCTACATCCGACTCACCAACGGCTGCGAACAAGATGCACTTGGCCGTCTCGCTGCCGTCCGTAGCCTCTGGGTTGTAAGGCGCGAATTGGCCAGAGGCAGTGAGCTGGCCAAGCAGCTGGCCGGCTACCAGGGCAGCGCCAGGTGCCAGCTCGATGGCTTCGCGGGAAATCTTCCCTGCGCCCTCGGACAGCAAGAATTCGCCGGCATGCACCGGTTCCACATAGTTTTTGCTCATGCTTAGGCTCCTTTGCCGGTGCGTTGTTGAGCAGCCTGCCGACGGGCAGACCAGATATTATTGGGATTAGGCAGCTTCGCCTGGACCTTCTCCGGCTCATCGGCAGCCGGTGGCAGGGTGTTGTCGATCTCGAAGCCTTTGCCCGAGCCGACCAGCTTGTCGAACAGCCGCGCCCGCACCACGGTTGCATCCAGGCCAGCGCCGACATACTCGACTGCCATCTCAGGTAAGCGCGCCGCGACGCAGAGGTCGCGCACGGCTTTGGCGCGAGTCAACGCAGCCTGGACCGTGGCTTCGTCGGCCAGCTTGGTCGATGCGATCAGCGGCTCGACCAGGTTACTGATGCCCGCTTTGGCGCAGGCCTGGGTGATCATTAAGGCCAACGCCGTTGAGTTATCTGCGGTAGGTGCTGGTGGCTCATCGTCCGGGGCAGGCTCGCTCGGGGATTCTGGCTCGGCCTGGCTTGCTTGGAGCTGATCCAGCAGCGCCTGTGGAGTGTTCCGGTACCGCGCCAGGGTGGCACCTTGTCCCAAGCAGGCCTGGACCTTGATGCCGTTGCCGATCTCATCGGCCAGGCCGAGGTCCACGGCCTCTTGGGCAGTGAGCCAGGTCTCTTCATCGACCAGACGCCGCAGCTCCGCATCATCGATATTAGGCGCCTTGGCCTTATAGGCTGCGATCATGGCCTCGAGCGCCTGGTCGAGAACATCCGCCACCCGCCGCAGGTCTTCGGCATCGCCGCCGACCCAGGTGTAGGGGTTGTGGATCATCAGCATGGCATTCGACGCCATCACCACGCGATGCGCACCACATACCGCCACGCTGCCGGCACTGGCCGCCAAAGCATCGACCCGGCCGGTGCAGCGCTCCCCCAGCCGGCTCAGTGCGTTGTGGATCGCGAGCCCTTCGAACAGGTCGCCGCCGTTAGTATTGAACGCCACCACCACTTCTGAAACGCCATCGTCCACCGCCTTGAGGTCTTGGATGAACTGGTTCGCTGTGATGCCCCAGGCGCCAATCTCGCCATAGACATAGACCTCAATCACTTTGGACCCAGCCTCCCCTTCGGCGGCTGCAGCGATCTTGTACCAGTGTCCATCCTCGACCTGCGGCATGGACTTGGCCTTGTTGAAGATGCGGAACGGCATCAACGGTTTCATGATTTCCCCTTCTCGTCGGGCTCATCCGGCTCATCCTTGATGGCGGACAAGCTGCTGTAGTTGAGGCCCAGGTCCTTCGCCCGGGCGATATCTGCGGCGTTCTCTTCGTCCACGACTTCCGCGTCTGTACCGGAGCGAAGGCACATCTCCGTGCGCGAGGCGAAACCCGCCCCCACTTCGAGCATCCGCGACTGAACGTCTTGAACGGGATGGATGTAGGACCAGCCCTGTGGCACCCACCGCGTGCGCAAGTACTCACGCCGCCGCAGGACGTAGTCTTCCAGTTCCAACGCCCCGGCCAGCACAGCCATGTCCATCCATGCGGCTCGCACAGGACGACACAACTGGTGGACGTACACTTGGAACTGCAACTGCTCCAGCCGGCGGCGAAACTCAGTGAGCACCACGCGAATCGCTCGGTCGTTCACATCGCGCATGTCACCGGTCATCAGCTCGTAAGGCAGACCTGCGCCGGCTGCCGCAGCCATCAGCTGCTGCCGCATGAAGTCGGGGTAGTTGTTGCCGCCATCGGGCGGGTCGGAGAACTCCACCTGTTCCCCCGGCCCGAGTTCCTGCATGGTGCCGGGCTCCAACGCCACCATCGGCGTGAAAGCGTCACGGTCATGGACAACCGGTGCGCCGGTCAGCATGTCCATCGGCGGATGCCCTGGCCCTTCCGGCGCGGGCTTGCGAACGAAGCCCGCAAATAGGTTCGCCACTTCCTGGCGAAACAGCACCGCGTCGTCGTAGTTATCTAGGCTGCGCAGACGCTTCAGGATCGGCGCGAGCCGAGGCACACCGCGCAACTGGCCGGGCTCCAATGGCTCGAAGATGTGCAACATTTGTTCGGCCGGGACGCGCACCAGAGGGTTGTAGCCGGCATTGAGCGAGGCCTTGTCGCTTGGGTGATTGCGGTAGCACCAGTAAGCAACGCGTCGTCCAATGCTGTTGAACTCGATCCCGGCGCGGATGACGTTGCCGGACCGCGTCACTTCGAACTTGTCGTGCGGGACGAATTCAGGTGCAAGGCACTGCACCTGCAGCGGGACCGCCAGTCCATCCTCCAGCCGGCGTGGCCGCAAGCGGACGAAACACTCACCTGATTGCTCGACCGTCCGTGCTACCAGCGCCTGCTGTCCGTAGAAGTCGGTGCGCTCATCTGCATCCGATTCGTCCACCCAATCCTCCCACAGCACCTGCATGGCCTTGCGCAGCGCCTTGTCGAGCAAGCGCGGTTGAGGCGTGATGCCGGTACCGATCAGGTTGCTTACCCGTTTGTCGATGATGTTGGCCGCATACGGGTCGTTGCGCACCGCTGCCCGAGAGCGCGACCGCAGGTTGCGCAGGGCGGGCATGATCAGGCTGTTTGGCCCCGTATCAGGGGCATCCCAGTTAGAGGAACGCCGCCCTTCGGCGGCGCCCTCGTAGCTGGCCTTGATGCGCTCCGGTACCAGCAGACCAGAGCGCGTGGAGATATAGCGGCCGCTCACAAGCCCTTACCTCCGTGGTAGAGCCGCACCACGCGTGAGCGTCGGCCAGCTGCCTGGGCCAGCTCGGTGCGGATCAGATCGCGGGCCTTGATGAGTTCGTCCACCGTCCGATACTCGACGGTGCGGTCGCTGTAGCGAACGATACGTTCGCCACGGGCAATCGCACCTTCGACAGCCGCAAGGTGTGCCTGGGTGTATGCCATGTCAGCGTCTCTTCAGATAGCCGCTACTTGAGCTGCGGCGTTGCATTGGTTGAGGTGCCGGGCGAGGCGGCGGTGGAGTGGGCCGTGGAACGGGCCGAGCCGGGGGCGGTGTCGCTGACATGGGTTCGTCGTCGGCATCCCCGTCGTCGTGCTCGATAACCGGTTGCTTCGTTGATGGTGGCTCGTCAAACAGACTCGCCTGAGCCAGCGCCTGCCGCAGCTTGTCCCAGTCCTGCTCGCCGTATCGATGCAGGCCGAGGTAGTTGGCCATGGCCAGGTTGTACACCATGAGGTCGAGCGCTTCGTTGCGGTCGGCTTTACCCTTGACCCACTCGATTCGCTTGTACCCTTTCACATAGCGAGCGATCTTGCGTTCCGCCACGCACTGCTGGAAGAACTCATCAGGTAGATCCTTCGGGAAATGCAGCGCACCAGGTCCGGACTCGAAGCTATAACGGTTGTAAATCCAATCCTTGGCAGTATCGGTACCAACCATCCACAGCTCGGCGCCGTTGCGCTCGGTCTGCCCCTTCCAGGTGACATCCACCAAGGAGGGCCTCTGGGCAATAATCGGCTTGCCCGGCTTGCTCGCACCTTTCAGGGCAAAGATGTTGCGCCAACGGCGTACACGGGTGAATTGATAGACCTCATGGGTATGGTGGCCACCGGAGTCGATACCGACAGCCAGGATACCCAGGCTCACGCCACAGGGATGGCGGTACCGAACCTTCAATCGCTCGTCCAGCAGATCCCACGTGCGCTGATCAGCGGGATCGCCGGGGATAACCTGGTGATCGATGACCCAACGCTCCATGCCAGCGCCGTAGCCCAGCGTCATCAGTTCCAGGCGATTGGCCTGAACGTCGACTGCACCGGTGATCACCAGCACGCCGACAGGCACGGTACCGAGGACATAATCTTCCTGCACCGCTCGCGCCTGCAGCACCTCGGCCTTGGTCTGCTCGACCGCGCTGTCCCATACTTTCGCCAAGCGGGTGTTGTAAAACACCTGCATGGGCTCAAGGTCGCCTCGGTCCTGGGCGAGTTTGGCCTTCTCGAATTGCTTAGCCAGATCAGCCCATGAGGTCCAACCCAGCGGGGCATAGAGTGCATTGAGGTGGAAGCCCACCGTTTCACCATCGCCCTTGGCATGTCCGCGCCACTCCCCCCGAGCGAGCATCTCACCCTTGTGATGTTCTTCAATCAGCACATCGCAATCGAGGGAAGAGCACTTGTAGTGGACGGTCTTAAAGTCGGCGGAGTACAGCAGACGCTCCCACTCCAGCACCTGCATATGACCGCAGGTTGGACAGGGAACGTAGTAGTGCCGCTGGTCGCTGGTCTCGAACAGATCAGCGATGCGAGAGGCCCCCTTGATGGTGGGCGAGCTGGAGAAGTAGAACTTCGCGTTGCGTCCAAAGGTACTCCCCCGCGTCTCAGCAAGATCGACCGGGTCACCCTCTTCATCGACGTCCACATCCCAGCGATCAATCTCGTCGCCGTAGATGTAGCGCGCAGCCAGCTCGGCCAAGTTGGAGGCCGAGCCAGCGGTGGTCGCGTACAGCGTTCCGCCCTCGAACTCTTTGGTATCCATGGTGTTGCGGGCATCACGCGACCGGGAGGCAGCCACACGTGCTGTCAGTACTGGGATGGCGGCGATGGTCTTGCCGATCCGCGCCGAGACGCGCTTGGCCAAGGCCAGGCTTGGCAACAAGGTGAGGATGTTGGAGGGAGACATATGGATCAGCGCTCCGATCCAGTTAAGGGCGATCTGCGTTTTCATCATCTGCGAGGCGACCATGGTCACTACTCGCTTGCATGGGTGAGCAGGCGACAAACAGCGCATGGGCTCACGGGCATATGGGGTCCGTGCCGTACGGTATTTGCCGGGCTCAGCGGCGCCAGTATCACGCGGGATTCGCATGTACTCGTCAGCCCATTCGTCGACCCACAGTTCGGGGTCTGGTTTCAGCCCCCGCGCAAATGCAAGATGGTGAACCGCCGCCCCATCTGCATATGGAAATTGCATGGGTTCAGCTCTGTGAGTGGGTGGCGTGCTCAAACTCGGCAGCGACCATCGCTGCCGCGTCATCCAGAACACGCCGCAATGCACTGGCCAAGGTTCTTTCGACCTGCCAAGAATCTGTCATCGCTGACAGTTCTGGTGCCAGTTGGGCGGGAAGCGCAAGAATCTGGTCACGAATCATGCGACCAGCTGCGAAAGCAGCGCCATCAACCACATCGACTTCAACCAGAGTGCCGTTGGCTTTGCGGAGATTGGTCTCTGTAAGTTCTGCTTGTGCGAGCGCCAACCGTGCCTTGGCCTGCTGATATCCAGGGGAAATGATGGGCGGGGATATGGGCACGGGCTGTGGCGACGCTTGAGTAGAAACTATCGGGATTGCAGCGGCATTCGTGTTTCGCCGGCCTGGATCGCTAGTCATCGCGAGATACTGTTCACTTGCATCTACGTCGACCAGTCCGTCGTCAGTCAGAACCAACCGGCCCTGCTGGACGAGCTTACCCACGTACTGTCGTGACCAGTTTTTGCTCTTTGCGTAATCGGTTCGAGTCAGATACGTCATGTAAACCTCTGTCAACTAAGAACTGTCAACCTGTCAACCGCTGTCAACCAACGTGAAAAAGCCAGCCGCTAACGAAGAACCGCGGGTTTCCTGCCCCGTACCCCGGCCATATCGCCAGGGTCCCCGGCCCCGCTGGGCCTGCCGGTCGGGTCACTGCCCCGGCTCGCTGGGCTGCGGAGCCACCTGCTCGACGCCCAGACGCTTAGCGGCCCAGCGCTCGTACAGGCCAATCGCGACATCAGCACCGGCTGTTGCGGTCAAGCAACCAAAGGCAGCGGCCGACCAGATCGACGCACCGGCCGAGTACAGCAGCATGATGGTTGCCATCCCGCAAACCACGCATGCGCCGGACCGCAGGGCAATCCGCCGGACCAATGCCCAACCGCGTGCCCCTGCCCGGTCCGCTCGCCACATTTCACCGGATACACCGCCGACCAGGGCCAGCACGATCACCATCCAGATCGGCATCTCGACTAACGCTTGTTGTTCATTTGTCATGGCTTGGCAGCTTCCTCTGAAACAGGCCTTGTAAGGTGGTAATGTCAAAGTGCAACCACAAAGGCTAAGGAGGCCTTATGCATTTCTTGCACAAACGCGAACACTTGAACGAGGGTGATGTCGTCGAGGTTGACTGCTCCCACCAATGCAACGTCCGGCTCACAACCGACACTCAGTTTTCGAACTTCAAGAATGGAAGGCAGCACCAGTACTACGGTGGCTTCTATAAGCAGCTACCGGCACGTATTGCTGCTCCACATTCCGGCTACTGGAATATCACCATTGATCTGGGTGGTGGCTCCGCCCAGATCCGCCACTCGATCACTATTCATCGAAATGGCTAACTCACCTCGACATTGATCAAGCGCTTTCTCCAGCGCCTGCTCTAAACGGTTGAGGGTTCCATCGGCCCCGTAGGCATTGCTTGTGAATCCGCCTACGGGGCTTCTCGACCAGACCAGTTCTCCGTCGTCATCTCGCACTTCAACGCGCATCGTCATCTCCTTAAGTGCACCCAAAAGAAAACCCCACCAGATGGCAGGGTTCTCAGGCGCCGACATATCGGAGCGGGTCGCACAGCACAATGCTTGTGGGGGAAGCGCCTAAGCGCACTTTTGATATCGTGGCGCCTTTTTACATGCCACCGGAAAAACCGAAAAGGGCCTATTTTCGGTTCGTCGCCATGTGGTGGCTATGTCTCATCAATGTTGCACGCAAGTCGCATAGTCACCCGACGAACGGTCTGCTGGCGGACGCGGCCAGCGCGGGCGGCCAGGATGGCAAACACCTGCAGGTGAAGGGCCTTAACCCAGTTTCGGTAGGTGCGGTCGGCGTCCTCAGCCAGCCCAACCTCGCGCATCTGCTCGCGCACCGTGGCCCCATACAGGTAGCGCAGTTGGGCCAGCTTGGCCAGCGTAGCCCCGCGTGGATCACGCCGCTCCAACTGGACCACTGCCGCGTCAACTTCTGCTGCCGCGTGATCAAGGCCTGCACCGCCGACCAAAATTCGCGAACCGGACGAACCACCGCGCGGTGCAGCGCCCTTCCATTCCATGATGCTGCCCATTTGACTGCCCAAGCCGGCATCCAGCCCAAGCTGTCCACGCCGCTCTCCCCAATGCTTCATCAACTCGGCAACCAGACGCAGACGTTCGGACTGGTCGATAAGTGCCGCCATATCGATGCGGTGCAGCGCGTGATCCACCTGCCCCTGTAGGCGCAATCCTTGGTCCTTCGTCATCGCCAGCCCTCCCCGGCCAGTACCCAACACGCATTTGGCAAACCCAACACAAACCCAACACACTCAGAACTCAATGAATTCAATGGATTGGAAGTAACTGTGTTGAGTGTGTTGGGTGTGTTGGGTTTTTCAGGGTTCGCATGGAGATTTCTTTCCCCTTCGATATCAGCGATTAAAAAAAGTCGCGCGCGCGCGCGTGCGGACAAACCCAACACACCCAACACACATACCCCCAAAGCCACAGATTCCGGGGCCTGAATGTGTGTTGGCTTACCGAAACCAACCCAACACAAACCCAACACACCCAACACACTTAATGGCAGAGTCATGCCGCAAGCCTCTTGATGTGGTCCCAACTGTCCACGCTCCAGCCCGCCAGCTTTGCTCGGGCGCGCCACTCGACAACGGTCTTGCCCAGCTCGGCCGACTTCATGGATGGGGGCAGGGAAGGATCACCTTCGCTGGGCACAAAGAACGCCGCAAATCGGCGAGAACTGCCATCAGTCCAGGGGATAGGGCGTGTCTTCTCCACCTTCGCGCTTAACATCAGCGAGAACTTCGTGTGGCTCATGGAGTTCTCTTTGTTGTGGGAGCACCATTCAAGGAACATGGCGTACACATCGGAAGTCAGGCAGCAGCCCCATAGGCCGTGCCCCAACTCGCCGTTTCGCCAGAGGTAGAAGAAGGTCTGCCAAGCCGTGCGACTCAGCTCAACAAGCCTCTGGCGGGCTTCAGTTTTTGGCGGACGCGTGCGCTGGTTGAAATCCCCAAGGTCGACATCGAGCAGCCACCCGTACAAGGCTGCCACCCCACCGTTGGCCAACTCTCGGGCGATAGCCTTCTGCCTTTCGGTGGGCAGAGTCTCCATTGGCCACATCACTAGCATCCGGCGGTCGTCTTCACTGATCGGCCACGGCATGATCTCGTTGCTCAAGAACGCCGAGTTCATGTGGTTGGATTCTTCCCAGCCGTTGATGAACTTGGATTCCATGCGCACCGTCTTGCCGGTGATCATGTGCTTGATCTTGCCTACCTGGTTGTAGCGCTGGTCACGGCTCACAACCTCTTCAAACACGGCCCAAAGCTTGCCGCTTTGCCAGGCGTTGAAGTTGCCCTCCAGCTGTGCCTGGCCAACCGTGGCACCGTAACGACCGTACAGCTCGCCCATGACGTCCGCGAACAGCAGGCTTTTGCCCGAGCCCTCCATGGTTGAGTGGAACAGAATCGCGGTGTCCATCTTTGCGCCCATGTGCTGCAGCGGGTAGGCCAGCCACTTGACCAGCCAATCCAACGCTTCGGCGTCATTGTTGCAAAGGAAGGAGATCAGCCACCTCAGGTTCTCGCACGCAGCATCGTCACGGACCGGCTCAAGCGGCAAGCCCTCAAAAGTGTTGATGTAGATCGCCGGGTCCTTGGTCATCGTTGGGTCGAACACGATGTGATCGACGTCCACCACCCGCCGTTCCGGGCTGTTCAGCCAGAGCTGATAGGCATCCCCCAAGGCCATTTTGACGCTGCCCTCGGGCAACCGACGCTTCTTCTCGCGATCCCAGGCCTCTTTTGTCCCATCGATGTAGATGTACCGGTCGAGCGGTTCAAGCTTCAGCGCTCCACCCTTCTTGCTGGACATCTTCCGGGCCTGTTCAAGCTCTTGCACCTGCTCGGAGGCGATGAGCTTCTTGTCGGTCCGCTCCATCCACGCTTTCGAGAGTAGCTTGCCGACCAAGGCCTCGAAGCCTGTCCGCTTCATCGACCGTCCCTTGTCCAAGTCCCATACGTTCGTGGAACCTTCGACCAGGGCAAATCGGCGCATCGCAGCATCAATGTCCAGGGCATCTCCCCCCGCCCCCCCAGTGGCCGAGGAGTCGGCAGGGCTGATGGCCTCGACGTCTGATGGGGTGCGGGGAAGATGCTCGACATTGCTATCGACGACCGGAGGCAGCTCGGCCGGCTCCACCACCGATGGGGCACGGGGAAGTTCGCCCAATGGCGGCGGTGTCGGCGGACGGGACTTCGCGTCAATACCCAGGATCCGAGCTGCCGCCCTAGTCGCAGCCCTCTGGTCGCCGTCGTGCATCAGGATGCAGAACACATCGAACGCATCGTTCTTGTGTCCGTTCGCTAGCGGGTCCGAGGTGTGATGCGAATAAAGCTTACCCTCCGTGATTGTCACACCGGGTAGGCCTGAACTGCTGTGCGGGCTCAACCACTTCCCATCGATGCGCTTGTAACCGTGCGCCTCAATCATCGTTGCGATGTCATGGATGCGATTGAATTCAGGGATAACCTCGGGGAGCCGATCACCAGATCGCGCTGCAGCTGTTGATGGCTTGGCCATGGGACGAGCTGCAGGCCCAGGCGTTGCCGCCTTCGGTTTCCACGGGCAAACGCCCTCCCCCTTCGGCTTGAACTCATTCCAATCCTGCCAGATAGCCAACAAGTCGGCTGGCAGCTCTGGCAAGCCTTCAGCTGCCGGAGGGGTACGCCATGTGTAAGGCTTGCGGGTGCCTGGGTGAATGGAAGGTGGCAATACGTCCTGCACCAGGCCACCGCGCAACTCGAAAACCGTCACTTTCTTGAAAGGCTCAGCCGCCATGCGGAAGGCGGCCTCCCGGCCTGCATCACCCTCGTCCATGGCAGCCTTCACTTGCGCCATGAGCCCTCTGTAGATGGTTCCATCCGGGTCGTTTTTGTTTGGCCAAACCAGGGCGTGGCGACTCAGCTCCACCCCCTCAGGGACGCGGAACATCACGCGGAATCGTTCAGGGTTGCCCACGGAGGTGGGGTACGTGTCAGCGAGTGCGTCGACATCGAGCCCAAGCGTCTGCTGCAGCACCTGCCGGGTCAGCTCGACATCATCAACATCGAGCGAGCAGACACGACTCGGCCCGAGCACTACACCGAGGTTGTGATTCGGGCTCGTGGTCCAGAACGCTTCAGCTTTCGAGGCATCCGTGAAATACCCACCTGGCTTGTTCCATCCGGCCCCCTTCGGCCCCTTTTCACCTGGTTCAATAGGAACCAGAGCCAGACCGAAGGTTTCAATGTAACGCCGCGCCCAATCAGCTGTGGTAGGAGTTGGGCGTTCGCTCATCTCCGGCGCTCCCGCAACTCTTGACAATCGATGCAGGTTTCGCAACCGGCGACTGACAATTGACGGGGCAGCGGGATGGGCTCAGCGCAGTCTTCGCAAATTTGCGCGCTTGGCTTGACCGGGAGCCGCGCAAGTCGCTGCAGCGACAACTGGAGGAAATACTCAGCGCGGTCATTGGCAAAATCGACGGCATCAGCCATGGCTTGCGTCCTCTATGGCTTCGCGCGCGCCCGCCATGATGGCGAGAACTTGCCGGATCACTTCCATGCCACGCTGCTCCAGATTCAACACCTCTGACAAGGTCCAAACGTTGTCCGAGGCACCATCATGCAGGCTACCCACGAACTGACCGGACTCGGCCAGAAGCTTCGCAACCGCCTGCAAGGCATCGTTGGTAGCAGGCACAGGCTTGGGGCGATACCAGACCGCACCGGCAGGACGAACCAGCGCATCGAGCAGCCGAGGGTCCGCTGTCCACTGCACGATTTCTTCCAATTCGTCAGGGGTTGGCCAGCGGCGGTCATCGGCATGGTGCAACTTCTTCTGCAGGGCATCCACCTCGAGCCCCATGTCGAAGGCCAGCCTGGTGATACCGCCGTGATAATCACGACCCGCGCGATAGAGCGCTTGTCGCAAAGTGAGTACCGGACCTGCGCCCGGCAAAAGATCAATCCTGCTCATAACCGTAAATCCTCGGTTTACGGCCTAGTCATAGGATCATGTAAGACCTATCCTACGACCACGACCTGTGTGCTGTGCCTTGCGTGCTGTGCGGGCATGGCATGTGGTAATAGTCGTCCGGCTGAACTTGTGAGAGAGGCCACCGGCCGACGAGAGTGATGGTGCTTCGTACTGTCATAGCTGGGCTGGGAGGTGAGAGTCCTGGTCCAGCGTTCTTACCCCTTTCCTTGCCTTAAGTATCCCCAGTCAATGTCCGGTCGCAGCGACTCACAAGTAACCTCCCCTCCTGTTTCTCGATCCAAATTGACAGCCAACCCCGCACCTGCGCGGCGGTTTCCATAAGCCACTTGCTTCAGTTGGCCGACCGATGTTCCGCAGTGCCGTGCGAGGGCGTCGACCCCTTCCTTGTCTATCGTTTTCAAATATTCGCTAAGCGTCATAGACACCTCCAATGCCCGGCAGATTAGCAATTGCTAATTATGAAGGCAATAGCAACTCGTAATTTACTGTTTGCTAACGGAAAGCAATCATCTGCAGATGGACATTAACGAAAGGCGCATCGCCTCCCTCCGTACGATCATGGGGAACCTGAGCCAGAAGGAATTCGCCGAGGCTCACGACCTAGACGCGTCGTACCTGTCGCAACTGCTCAACGGCCATCGCAAGCTGGGGGAAAAGGCTGCGCTTAATCTCGAGCTCAAGATTGGGCTTGCAGCAGGGACGCTGACATCTCCTCCAATGGAGGAACCCTCCATCGCAGCCCCAACTAACGTGGTTCGCCTGCCCACCAGGGCAGCAAAGGACAAGAACTACGTTCTGATTCCGCATCTCGATGTCGCGGCTTCTATGGGGCATGGCAAGGCAGCCCCGGAAATGCACATTGAAGTCATCCGCGACATGACGGTTCACCTAGACTGGCTCAGGATGCAGGGCCTTAGTTTTTCCAACATCGACAACCTGGCGATCATCACTGGCGATGGCGACAGCATGTCTGGCACATTCGCAGACGGCGATGCCCTGCTTGTGGATCGCGGGATCACCGAGGTGAAGACAGACGCAATTTATGTCTTCACCCTCGATGGCGATCTCTACATCAAACGCCTGCAGCGTCTGACTGGAGGCCAGCTCCGGATGATCTCCGACAATCCTATCTATCCGCCGATTACCATCGACGAGTCGATGATCGAGCGGATGCACATCCAGGCCCGTGTCCTGCTGGCCTGGAACGCGAAAAAGCTCTAACGCCTTCTCGAGTTGTGTCATACCGGCCATCCGCCGGGGCGCAACCACGCCCATGCAATTTAGCATCTGCTATTGAACAATTATTTAGCTTTTGCTAATTTCGGCTTCGTGCCCCCCTCTCACATCAAGGACACGAAGAATGAAATCAGCACAGCACAACGGGTCGGTAGCAATTCTGATCCATCCAACCGCCTGCAGCAGCGTGGCAAAAATACAGGCATTCCAGCGCAGCACCGGCTTGCAGCTGGTCGTCACGCTCGAAGGTAAAGCCCATGCTGTACCTGCCAATGGGGGTGCTGCATGAGCGAATTCCGGATCTCCCTTCGCCAGATCATGCTGCTGCAACGCACCTTGGATAACGGCGGCACTGCGACCTGCAAATTGCAGCGCCCTGAAGCCACAGTCGATGCACAGATCGAGATCGAAAATGACAGTACGCATCACAGCATCAAGGTGACCCTTGGGCCGCTTTGCAGCAGCCTGAAACTTCCGCGCGCCCTCTCCACCAAGTGCCAGTCCTTAAGAGATTTTGTGCAGGACATCGCGAATGGCCGGGCTGACTCCGCAGCCCAAACGGAAGAAGCGCTTGCTCTCATGGAGGCGCAAGTCAGCGTTGAAGAGGTCCTGCAGACGGGTCAGACAGCCTACGTTATCGCCACTGTCAACCGACAGCTTCCCCTTGGCGCCGTGGTGACTGACGACCAGGGCGATGTCTGCGCTGCTGTGACGGGAGCCACTAAAGAGCAACTCGCAGCAGCAGTCCGCGCGAAGCTTCGGCCCAGCCCTGACGGTACCGGGAAATGCGCATGAGTACGCTGGAACAGCTCCGCAGCGAGTGGACCACCCCCTGCCCAACGCTCACTGCTGTCAGAGAGCGATATTTCCCCCACATCGGGTCAGACAGGCGATTCAAAGAGCTGATCAACAAAGGGCGTATTGATCTTCAGCTGAGCAAGATCGACAGCTCGAAGAAAGCGCAGCACGTGATCTACCTGCACAACCTTGCCGCTTATCTCGACCGGCAGGCCGAACGCTCTACCCAATCTGCTTGACCAGGCGGCCCCGGCCATCAGGGGCTCACGGCCCCCGCCGACTCTCACACCAACGGCGGAGGGCTACATTTGGAGCACAGCACATGCAACCGCATCAACAAGTTCTTGCCCTGGGCATCATCTTTCTGGTCACCCTGGCCATCCTGCCTTTCCTGTTCGCGAAAGCTCGGCATCGCGCCTTCAACAGGGGCTTGGAAATCGGAAAACAGCGTCTCCAAGCCGATCTGAAGTTGCAGATCCAAAGCCTGCAAGCGGACCTGGACGAAGCCCGAGTACAAGCCGAGGCAAGCCAGCGCAAGCACCACATGGCTGTAGCCCACCTCAAAGGCAACGTCCGCGAGCTCGAAGCCAGGATTATGTCGTATACCGGACTGGCAGTGACCAGGGCTGATTACGAGCTGCTCATCAGCGCCTTGGAAACCCTGAGCCTCACCGAGCGGACCTTAACCGCAATGAAGGCAACTCAGCAGGCATCACGCGCCAAGCTACAAGCCGTTGGACTGGACGGTTTGGCTAAACGCATTCACACCCAACTGCGCGAAACCCCAGCCAGTACGGCAAACGCGGAGGAGGCAGCATGAGCCAGCACGACCATCCCGCACCGGCCGAAACCCTCAACGCAGCCGCTTGGCTCGGCCAGGCCGGGCTGTACCGTACTCGTTTCGACGCCGTGCGCAACTTCGAGCAGTCTGTCTCGCCGGTTTCCGCCAACAAGCTGTTCGAGCTTGCCAGCAAACAGGTACTCAGCGAGATCAATGAGGGCCGCCAAGGTGCGTAACCCAACACGAATCTGGCAACTGATCAGCCTTGTGCTTGCCGTAGCGCTGATCGCCACGCTGGTCGAACTGCATCGCAGCAGCTCCACCCGCAGCCCTGTGATAGGCACGTTACCAACTATTAACAGCGCCACGAACCTTGAGCGCCTGGCGGTGAGCCCGAACACTCGTCGAACCCATGAGAGGTATTCGCTGTGACCAACACACCGACCTATACCCCGACAACCCGGACACCAAAGGGCATGCAACCCATGCTGCGCCCCGCGATGTCGTTCATCTGCGACATCTGCGGCAATGCTCGTGTGAAGGGCAATCACGACCAGTGCTCCAAGACCCGTCAGGCAGCTGGCTTCATTATCATGCGAGGTCGCAAATCATGAACACCGATCCACGTGACCTGTTCATCAGCCTCAACCCCCTCGGCCTGGACGAGCGCGACCTGAGGAAAGACAGCTCCGGGTTCGCCGACGACCGCACGCATAGCGATTACCTCGTGTTCCTGGCTGGCTACAAAGCCGGCGCGGTGGACGGTGAGAAAAGCGAATGCCCGCGCCAACGCCCGATAAACGCCGAGGGCTGCAAGCCCGAGATCAGCACCCTGCTTCCCGGCATACCCTGCGCCGGCGGGGCGGGTATACACAACCTGAACCAAGCGGAGGGCTGTAAGCCCGACCTCAGCAATCGGCTGATCCAAGCCGTGACCGCGCTAATTCCCTATGCCGAGGACGAGGCCGCGAACTCTTATTGCGAAGAGAATGCGGATAAAGCATGGGCAGCAGTGGATTTCGCACGCACTCTGCTGGATGAAATAGACAGCAAAAAAAGCATTGGGGAAGAACACGCATGAACACCGCTTTCGTTCTCATGGCGCAGTACAATGGCAAAGCCATCATTTCCCTCGAGCAGATATGCACTGACTATTTCACCCACCTTACACCTGACATGTTCCAGCGGAAGGTTCTCGCCGGCCAAATTAAGCTCCCCATCACTAGATTAGAATCGAGCCAGAAAAGCGCCAGAGGCGTTCATATTTCTGACCTGGCTCAATATTTAGATATTCAAAGAGAAGCGGCGCGTAAAGAATGTGCGCAGCTTAATAAATCACTCCAACCAAGCTAACATGCAAGCTCGGGCAGTCTCTCCCCACTCTGCCCGAGCTGCAATTCAAAACCCTGAATGGACCGGCTGAATATCCATCCCTTCCTTGAGCAAACGCTCCTTGTCGATTTTTTCGCTATAAACCTGATGCAAAGTTTCCAGGACCAGCTTACCAAACGCAGTAATTGTGTAGGAAACCTTTATATAGGACTCGACCTTGCCAGGATCTGACATACTCAACTGACGAGTCGCACTTTCAATCTTACGCTTACAAACACGCATAGCCACCAATTGATCACCCAAGCTATCCTCGTATATGAAGTGATTATGATAACCATGCATGAAATGAAACAAACTAGTATTATCTAGCCGCTCAAAAACCCGAGAGATCTCTTCAAAGTTCCCCCGCGAAATTTCTTTTCGGATAAGTCGTTTAAAGAGCCCTCCAAGCATAAGTGCCTTCTGTTCATTCTCCAGGCGATCCATAAGCTCAATGAGATCCGACACAAACAACTCGGCCTCTTCCTGTGACTCAAAAGATTCGTCAAAACCACTTAGGTCTTCTGAAGAAAGCTCCGAAACTTGTGAATAGAACTTGTCAACCCGTTTGAGGAACCTTTGCCTCTTAAACTTATTGCGAAATTCCCACGCCCCCACCAATGTCCCTACTACTGGTAAATCCTTGAGCGTATCAGAACTGATGCCTGCATCAATGGCCGCTTCCGCATAATCCGAGATCGGCATTGTTTCAAAGAAGCTTTGCACCACTTTAACAATACCCTTTTTATCATTGCGCTCTTCACTCATATCTATTCCTCAGCCAACCCTGGCACCGAGACTAACACTAGAACAAATAATTTGATCCAACCACTTCCAATTTTTGTATCGATCTCCCCGCCCACGCATATGTGTATATCGACGAAGCGAATTCCAATCACGATGCCCGGACACGCTCGAAACCCTCGGAATATCCCAGTCCATTTCAAACAATCGGCTCACCCCCTCATGACGCAGATCATGGAAATGCAAATCCTCGATGCCGTTCATCTTGCACGCTTTGGACCAGGCAGTGCCGATTGAATCCGTGTTGTACGGGAATATCTCAGCACACTCCCGGGGCATGCTCTGGACAATTATCCAGGCTTCATCGGGTAGGTAACACCACACATCATTCCCGATTTTCTGACCAGGGTTTTTCATGTCCCGTACTTTTATAGCCTGCTGATGCTCGTCCAGATCCTCCCAACGGATGCGAGTGATCTCGTCCATCCGCCGTGTTGAATAGATAGCGAATGCCACCACTTTGGGCATGTGAATCACGCTGGGACGTCGTTCCAGCATTCTGAAGAAGTGGTCCAGCACTTTCTCCAGTTCGTCCAACGTAGGACGCCGATCTCGCTCTCGGCTACGCATGTTGTAACCGAACTTTTTCAGGACCAGCCGGGCATCCGGCATTGCCTGGGGATCGATCTCATAACCCCAAGCCGCCCTAGCCAACGACAGCACCGATCCCAAGTGCGCTAGGTCATTGCCAGCAGTCTGCGGCTGAACCCCTCCCCCATCCGGGCTCATGCGCCACAGGGCATAGTCGACCAGTACTTGCTGGGTGATTGCCGAGTCAACCTTCTCCCCCAGGTAACTGTTCTTGATGGCAGTCAGGGTGCGCCGCTTGCTCTCGCCCAACGGCCGAGCTTTCTCGGCCTCGATCAGGTAGCGCTCGATCATCTCCTTGACCGTGTGCCCCTTGCGGCTGGCCCGCTCGATCGCACCAGGTACCGCCAATTCGGTCTCTCGTCGCTTCGCCCAGGCTTGAGCGGCCTGCTTGCGGGCGAATGTCTGGGCTTCTTGGTAAACTATGACACCCTTTTTCTTGAGGCGGATCTGGACGGTGTAGCTGACCGTCCCATCGGCCTTTTTCCTTGCTCTGATCGTTGCCATGATTTTCGGTGGTACAAGCGTGATTGGCGGTGGTACATCGTACCACTGTCACACCAAAAACGCCCAAAAACCCCCCAAAACGGCACAAAAATGCGTAGACCAGAATGCCCCTAGAATCAGCCTCAAAGCCACAAACCACGCGCCCTGAGCCGTCACGCCGCTTCAGCGTTGCACCTATGATGGACTGGACCGACCGCCACTGCCGGTTCTTCCTGCGCCTGCTCTCCAGG